CGCATAGCTTCATCTGCATCGACAATTTTTGAATTTGCTATTCCTATTTTGACAGCAAATTTACCCATTTCGGCTACATTACCAAGCGCTGCATGAGCCATAAATGCTAAAGCATTACCAGCGTTCTCTGCTTTAGCTGCTGTATTAATTAAGTTAGCTTCAACACCTACTAAGCTTATCCTAAATTCGTGGAAGGTATCTAATATGTTTGCAATACTTCTAAGAAAAGCATCAAAAATAGCCAAGATTTTGTCTCTGATTGTTTCTCCAAACTTCATAACACCATCATCGTTTGCAGATACAGTTTCTTTGGTAAGTTCTTTGAAAGCTGTAGCCAAATCTTGCAAGATAGGCAAGAAAGCTATAGATATAGCTGCTGTAGCAGTTTTGAATTGTCTGTTGATGAAAGCCAAAGTATCGTTAAACTTTTCTGACTGTCTTATACCCTTTTCGCTTAAAACCAAACCATAAGCTTTCGCCTTGTCAATATAGGCATCAAAGGCAGCACCGCCATTGTCAAGAATATCTACTATTTGAATACCAGCACGACCAAACAAGTTAGCTGCTACTGTGGCTTTCTCAGACTGTGATTGCAGACCTGCCATGCCATCTGATACCTCTCTGAGCAAGACATCCATACTTTTAGTTGCACCATTGGCATCTGTGATTGAAACACCTAGGTCTTTGAATATATCGGCTTGAGTTTTTAACCCTCTTTGCGCATCACCTACGGATCGTGTAAATTTTTCGAGTGACTTGTTGGCTATCTCAACAGATGACCCTGATTCAACTGCTGCTATTTGGAAAGCTTGTACTGTATCTGTGGCTATGCCAGTTCTGGTAGAGACTTTGCCAATAGCATCTGCAAATTCAAAAGAACTCCTAGCCACTGCTGCTACTGCTACTGAAGCTGCTGTAAAGGCAACTGTAGCTGTGGCTACATTTTTAGTCAAACCACCAACTACCTGTCCTGTTTTACCAGCTACTTTGTTTAGAACTCTAAAAGATTTACTAGCAGTGTCTTTTGCTGCAATTAATATTTTGTAACTTTGACTAGCCATTTTTTTGTCTTTCTGCTTTTATTCTAAAGTAAGCTGTCCATAATTGGTATTCTTCTATGGACATTTGCTGAATCTCATGCAAAGACTTGCCGAGTAATTCAGCTAATTGAAATTGATTGTAGAGGCTGTGATCGGCTCTTAACTTTTTTTTACTTCTTATTCTGGCTGCTCTGCCATGATTTCGTTAGATACTCTGATGAGGACATTACGATCTACTTTGGTGAGCAGTGTTTGTTTATCTTCTAAAGAAAAGATTTGGTCGCCATTGGCATCTAAAGCTTTGTAGATTAAGACATAAGCTAACATAGTCATCTCATTGTCTTTCGCCATAGAATAAAGCTTAGAGGTTTCTTGCAGAGTAAGGGGTTTGGCGTAAATCTCAAGGGGTGCATTATCGTCACCCCACTCAGGTACAACTATTTTTTTGACATCAAGACTGTCAAAGTGCGCTTTAGCTCGATCTATTGCTTTCAATACTATGCAGTGCCGATAGTTAATGCGCCAGTACCTTGTACTGTGAATGACCTTTCTACTAGACCATCAAAGCTTTGTGTCTGTGATATACCTGTCACGATCCCTGATCCTGATAGTTGAAATGCACCTGAACCACTGCCTTCTGGTTGAAACAAAAACGCTAGACTGCTGCCAATAGTCATAGCGGTTTGCGCTGTATCTGTGTCATCGAAAAGCGCATCAATAGACGCTGTAAATGTATTTAAGGTAGCTTTGTAGCTTCTTGTAGTATCGCCCATCGCTGTATCTTCTACTGTGTCGCCTGTTTGATCGACAGTAAATGATCTGATTTCGCCAATAGCGTTACCACCTGCTTTAACTACTCCTGCTGAACCTGAAAATGTTGCCATAATTAAATACTTCCTTCTGTATGATGATAAGTTATTTGAAATGTCATTACAACAATTCCTAACGGATTATCACCTTCTCCGTTATATGATATATCTGTGTTGATTAAAAAGCTATCCAAAGCTAAATCATTTATCAATCTATCTGTAAACAAAGCTTCTTCTACTTCCTCACAAATCGTATCTATTGTATCGTCAAAGTTTGTGTTAGCTTTTACATAACCCTCTACCACTAAAGACAATACTTTTTCTATTGCTCTAGGTGGATTAGTAGTCAAAGGCTCTGAGGTCTCTTCTCTAGTGTAGATTAACAAACATGGTAGTTTGGTATTCTCGATAGGATAAACTCTGCTCTGAAAGACGTTAGAGCCTGTGGTAGTTAAACCTGTTAGTGTACTAGCTACCCTTTCTCTGATAGATTGTCTTTTGTGTGCCATTAGTCTTTATCTTTAGTATGTGAAGCGCCAAAGTAGAAAGATATGATCGCACTAGCCAAACCACCTAAGTAACCTAATACAAGATTAATCAAAGCTTCTGAGTTCTGTTCTGGTGGCTGTAGGGTGACTAAAAAGATATAACCTAAAAAGCCACAGATGACTAACAGACCCATAAACTTAGATGTCCAATCAGAAGCAAAGGTCTTTCTAGCGTTTTGAACGTCCTGAGTTTCTAGTTTAAACACATCGACTTCTAGCTCTTTCATCTTAACTTCAAAGTCTTTCTCAACCTTTTTTAGTTCTAATAATTGTTCTGGTGTCGCTTGTTGTATGGCTTTCTCTACTGCTTTTTGATTGTTCGGCACACCTAGCTTCTCAGCTATCATGCTCACTGCTGCACCACCTAAAGGTGATCCCAATGCTGAACCCAAAGCTGGGGCTATAGTGCTGATTAGATTTTTAAGCATATCAATCCTGTAATATTAATGTTGTTGTGCCTGTACCATCAGGCTGTATGTTGACTATGTTATAAGTTATGCCATCTATGGCTATGGTATCTGCTGTGTCTATGTTGGTGACATCAGAAGATCGACAAGTCACGACTGGTTGTGTGCCATCAACATCGACTGATTCACCTGCGATAGCAAAGTATTCTTTGTTTATGATGACACTGATAGTTGAGGCAGACCCATTGATAGTAACAGTAGCACTTGAGCCATGTGTTTCAGTGTCGAAAAAATTCAACAAATCTTGTGCTGTCTCTAGCGCCATTATCTAGTCTTTAAATCTTTGGCTGCTTTATCGGATTTGGCTCTGCTTTTACCTTTTACTTCTTCAACCCCTGCTGCCTGTAAACCTTCATAGTCTTTTGGGTTACATTCAAACAAGTCACCAGCATCGTACCAGTTTCCGTTATAGCATACTTTTCTTGTAGCTGTTACTTCCATTATTTACTCTTCTTTGGTTTTGCTTTGGCTGCCTTGCCAAAACCTTTTGCTTCCCATTCCGAAACTTCTGCTTCAAGCAACTCTACCACATCGCCTGATAGGTATTTATCACCTGCATAATAAAAAGTCTGATTGACTTCGAACTTAACTCTTTTTTCTTTCATATTTTGATTATACATAAAAAAGGGCTACCGAAGTAGCCCTAAACATTAAGTGTTACTTAATTAAGTAGTGACAATGTCTTTACATACTGCAAAAGCATTTTCGTCTCTAATTGCTACGTCCATGTCTTGGAAGAAGGCAAGTCTAGTAGTACCTGCACTTGATCCTGTGTATGGATCGACAACAACGTCAACACCTGAGTAGTAGCCAAGTAAGACTTGACTGAAGTCACCAAATATTAAAGCTGACAAGTTGCTACCTGAACCTTTACTTAGGTCAGATGGCACTAATGAAGATGATAAATAATCATACCCCAACATTGTATTGTTAGGCTCTAATATGAAGTTACCCTCAACACCACTGCTTTGTTTAGCAGTTGTTCTTAATTTAGCTGTAACTTTTGAGTTACCTAAGAACTTAGTTGAAGCATCATTTCTGATAGCGTTATCTTCTTCTACTGCTTTAATCAATTCAACAATATTTGTATAAGCTATTGCTGCACCATTTGAGCCAAGACCTACAATATTGTTAGATACAGAAGCGATAATACCGCTTGGGTGATTACTTGCACCACCTTCGATTGCTACTTCATCGATCTTTCTAGCGAAGGTATTAATAATATCTTCTCTCAACACAGCTTGGACTGACGGACCAGATTGCAGCATAAGCTTTCTTGAAACATCTATAAATGCTGCCAAAGTTTTTGGTGACATTGTTACTTGGGCAAAAGTAGCTGAACCTTCACTTGGTGCTGCGTTTTCTGCTACAAAAGCTGAGTTTGTGACAGAAGCAGATAGTTTTGGTATCGCTACATCACCTTTCAAGCCTTGTAATGTTCTAGCACCAGCTTGTCCGATAACTAATTTTGCATAAACAGCTTCGATAAATTCGTTGGCAAGATGATCTGTACCTTTTAAGAAGCCACCGCCACTGTTTGATCCAACTGTTTGGTCTCTTTTGCCGAAACCAATATTAGTTGGCATATAAAACCCTCTAGCTGCTTTGCCTGTTCTGTGGGCAATTTCGTCTGACACTTCTCTTTCGAGACCTGTTAGATTGCCATTCGCTGATTCTTGAATAGCCTTAAGTAAAGAGTATTCTCTTTTATCTTCGGTTTTCATATCAACGTCAGAAGGTAAATCAAGAGGTTTGCTTTCTAATGCTTTCAAAAGTTCATTCTGAAATTCGTTAAGTCTCATGCCTTTAGCAATAGCATCTTTAGCTAATGCAGCTTGTCCATGTTGTTGTCCAAGGTCGCTAATTTGCTTTGCTTCTTGTGCAAATTGTTTTCTTAACTCTTCAGGATTTACTTCTGGAGTATTATTTTCTACGTTTTCCATAATTTTATCCTTATTTGAATTAATAGTTATTTTGGGTGTTTCTTTAGCTCTAGCGAAGCCAACTAAACGTGACTGGTCTGCTGGTACGCTGACTGCTGAAACTTCCAAAGGAGACCAAGAATTAACTCGATAGACAGGAACACCCTCTCTTTCTTCATCTTCCTTCTGCATACTGTTGACTTGATAGCCAACAGATATGTTCTGTCGTATGCCATCTTTGACATCTTCAAAGACTTCATCTGCCATTCTGTTCTTTGAAAATCTTACTCTGGCTACTGTTCTTTTATTTTTAGGGTCTATAGCAAATTCTTCTACTACCCCTATTTGTTTACTGGCATCGTGGTCTAACAACAATGGACTTCTGCCACTTGCCATAAAATCCATATCTATTTCATCTTCTGCATGACCAAGCACTTCATAACCGAATCTTCTTTGCACTGGTTCTTCGCTTGAGACACCGATTGTTACTGTGCGCTTTTCTTCATCGATCTTGTTTCTGTCGAACTCGAAGTCACGTCTTAGACCCTCTTCGGCATAGAAGTCTCTAACCTCTTGGTCTAACTCCTCTGCTCTCTCCTCTTCGTCTTTCATGCCTTTCTTATCTTTCTCTTCTTCTTCATCGTGATAAGGGCGCTTCTCTTCGTCATCATGGTATGGTCTTTCTTCTTCGTCCATTTCCATTTTTTCTTCTTTCGCTTTCGCAAACTCTACGATATATGATTCGTCTGTCTCACGAATGTCTTTGATATGTCTTTGTTCTGTGTCCATATTTTGTATTCTATCACCATTTTCATCAGAAGATAAAGGGTGAGCTTTAGGTAATAAATCAGTGTCGAATTTATTCTTGCTTGGGAATCTAAGGTTTCTCAGGGCAAACATGAAAGCATTTACTCTGGCATAAGCCCATTGTTCAGGTGATTGTACAGATGGTCTAACTGAGCCTGGGTTTGTTTTGTATGCCCCTATACCTCGTAAAAATACAGCACGAAGCATACGATACGTTGCTCGTTTCCTTTTATCGTTGCCATATTCTTCGTTGTGATCTTCTACTTTTTTGCGCAAACCTTTCTCTACTGTTGCTGATACTTGTCTTTCCATGGCACGATCTTCTTTATCTTCTAAGTATTTCACCGCTTCTAAGATAACGTCTTTCATCTTTTGCTCACCTAATGTACCTATGACCAACCATTTGATCTGGGCGACCACCCCAGCTATGTTTGATGGTCTAGCTTTCTTATCACCTGATTTGAACTGTGCGCCATCTTCAAAATGTCTTGCTGCCCAAGCTTCACGTTCTTTTATTTTCCTAATAACTGCTGGACTGTCATCGCCATCTAAAGCTCTGAGTAATAAGTTGTAAGAGTTGTTACCCTCTATGTTGCCACCAGCTTTCCAAATCTTAGGGTCGTCTTTCTTAATTGAAGCAGCGAATCTTCTATCAAACAGAGGATAGTTGCTGTTTCGTAAAGATATTTTTTTATCGTCACCTTGTTTGGGAAAGTTAGTCGCCATCGTCTGCTTCACCATCGTCTTGCACAACAGCATCAACTGGCATCTTCATAGCACCAAATGGTTGATAAGCTGTTTGAATATCGTATTGTTTAGCTAGTTCTTCTTCTCTTTGGTGTTGTTCAAATAATTCTTCAACGTCACGACCATAGTTGGCTTGGACATCTTGCATAGTGACAACACCAGCATTGAGACCATCGACATTAGCTTTGACTTCTTTTACAGGATCAATCCAACCCCAGCTTCTAGGTATATAGACTATGTTATTAGCAAACTTATTATATTTATCTGGCGGTAGTAAGAAATCATCTTTAAATGACATAGTTTGTAGTAACCACTTGTCAAAGACTGGTTGAATAAAATGCTCAATCATAAATCTCTGCATGATTCTAAAATTGTCTCTTTCTTCTAGTGTGCCTTGTCTGATAGATGAATAGTTGACACCTTCTAGGTTGTTAGCAAGTGAGACGTAGCTGACACCAAGCCCAGAAGCTATACCTCTTAGCACAGACTTGTGAAACCCATCAAACCCTGATGCTGGGTGTTGTGGGTCAAAACTTTTAAAATCCATACCATCAGGTAGTTGCTCAAATGTACCTGCTTCAGCGTTCATTATTGGGGTGTAGTCATCTTCTAAATCATCGCCTGTGTATTGATCGCCACTTTGTGAAGTAAAGAAACCCATCTTACTTGCGCCTACTCTAGCTGCTACTAACTCTGCTTCCTCGTAGCCATCAAGCATTTTTAAACGTGTTAGAGCTGTTGTCATAAAAGGTACACCTCTGGTTTGTTCTGCTCTTTCTGGTACATAAGCGTGTATAAGCTAATCTGCTGGTAGCTCGATATGCTCTCTGTTGTAGTTTCCAAAGTATTGATTGTGTGGGTGATCTTTGAACAACAGATATGATTTTGGCTTACCATTGGCATCAAGCTTGACACCCATAATAGTCTCTTCGCCATTTTTCATAACCTGATTCTCTTCTTCATCAAGATAATCGGCATCTAAGAACTGGATTTTGTAAGGATCAAGTGGATTGTTAGTAGTGATATGTCTGACTAAGACCTCACCATCTCTAGCAAGTGATTCTATGAAAAGCTTTTGGGCATCGACAAAAGACAACTTACCATCAACAGTACAGTTACCTTTCTTTGACCATTGTTTCCAAGCGTTCTCGATCACTTGGTTGCCGATAAAATCTAGTGAGCCATCTTCGTTTCTGGCTTTAGATTGTATTCTGATACCATTTTGACCTACTACGTTTGTAGTCATTAGCTGTAGATAGCGCTTGGCATAATCGTTGTTTCTCGCTTGTTCACGACATCTATCTCTTATCTTTCGTAAATTGAAACGTATAGTGCTGTCTGCATTACTCGATATGCCGATAAAGTCGGAAAAGATATTAGCGTTTGAAGCTGCTTTGTAGCTTCTTCTAAGTTTGATTTGTTTTTTTCTTTGTTTAAAAAGGTTATCCCAAATTGCCATTAGAATCTCACTTTGATTGTGTTGCCAGAATCTTGTTTGTTTTTGATACGAGCAAGTTTGATTTCTCTAAGATACTCGGCTCTGTATCTATTTCTAAAAGTCATTAAATCATCAATCGACATTCTTGACAGACTACGTCCTGCTATCGAGTAAGACATTTGATCTTGTGATGCTCTGTTCTCTAACACAGCTTCGATAGCATCTAGCACTTTTTTCGCATGAGTTCTCAAATCAGCGTTAGTATTTGCGAAGTTTACGACAACCTCAGTACGACCTTCATCTACGGACACTCTTTCGCTGTCTGCTGATCTAGGAATAAATGCATACCAAACATAATCTCCTGGTGTATAGTTAGCTGTCGTTGAACTGCCCACTTCTATGATGTAATCATCAGAAGTTTCTGTCGCTGTAATAGTGAACTTTTTACTACCACCACCACCAGCATCACTATGAAACTCATAAGTTAGAGCATAGACACTAGGATCAAAGTCAGAAGCTAACTCTGGTCTGCGCCAAGTAAGTCTGTCACCTGCTACTATCTCGTCTGGTTCTTGTGTCGGATAGTTTACCCTGTCGAAAATGTTGCTCATGTCAATAGTTTACCCTAGATTATAGCCTTAATCTTTCCAAGAAGTGACAAAGTTGGACTGTTTTCTCCTCATTAATCTTCTTCTTTGATTTAAATAATTTGGTTTTTGTGACTGTATATCTGCTTTTGTAGCCTCTTTTTTGCCTATTAGAGCCTTAAAATCGGGCTGTAATATATGTAAAGCAGCCAAGCTATACACAAAGGTATCTAACGCTTCATTACGTTCTCTAGTCTGTTTCCAGACGACTGTTTTCCGACCACGAACAAATTTGCTTATCTTCTTTTCTGCTGTCAGTTGCTTAAAATATTCGTCATCTACTGTATTTGGAAAGTGTATAAGGTTAGTATCTTCATCTTTTAATCTAGCATGAATGAACTCTTTAGCGGTATCTGTACCTATTGAATACAGTGCTGTTCTCCTTCTGCCCACGAAAGTAGGTCGTGAGGCTATGGGTTTGTTAGGCTGATTGCTTCCTTTAATAGCGAAGATACGTCTTTGATTCCGACCACGACAAAAAGCGTAAACCTGATCTGTATGATGACCACCACTATCAACAGCAGTACAAGCAATAGTCAATTTGCTGCCATCTTCTTTGGTAAAAACTTCTTTAAGGTAGGCATCTAGTTCTTGCCAAACTTCTTTGGTCGCTGGATTGCCCCAAATTATTTTATACTCTACTACCCAAGCTTCTTGATTCTCAGCCCAGCCTATGACTTGTACTTCCAGTCGATCTTTTTGAGTATCGATACCTGCTGTCAGTACAGCAACTTCATTTGGCACAACTTCATGGTTGTATTGTTCACACTTAGCCATTAAACCCTCGGCTGCAACCGCTTCACCCTGTTCTTCCCAGGTTTCGCCCAGGGTCGTATTAATGAATGTTTGTAGTAGTTCAGGTGATTTCTTAGCTTCTAAAAAATCCTCGACTAGCTCTACCCAAGTACGGAAAGGTGAATATAGCTCTGAAATATGAAAGCCCACTTTTTTCGCTGAAGGGTTTTGTGCGACCCACTCACCATTCTGTAACATGAATTGTTTTTTACTTTCTGCTATAACTGAGCCACAATGTGTACATGATAAGGCTGCTGTTTCTGGTTGGTTTTCAAGCCATGTTATATTCTGCCATTTTAATTCTTGTTTTTGGTTACATTCTGGGCATGGCACTTGGTATATTCTTTTATCTGATTCCTCGTATGCTTTTTCTATTCTCGATAAGCCTTTTATTGTTGGTGTTGATGTCATTATAATTTTACGATTCCAAAATGTTGTAGTTCTCTTACGACCAAGCAAGATGGGATCACCCTCACTACCTGCGCTTGGCGGATAGCGGTCAACCTCGTCACACAATAATATTCTGATAGGTCTTGAAGCTAGACCAGAGGCAGAGTTAGCACCAACCATTGTTATATGTCCACCTGCATACTTTTTGTGTAGTGTTGTATTTTCAGCATCTCTCGATCTAGGGTCTTTGACCTTACCTTTGAGATTCGGTGTATCTCTAAGCATGGGCGCTAGTCTGTCTTTACTAAAAGCTTGTGCCATTGATAATGATGGCTGTATGCAGAGTATGGTTGATGGTTCTTGGTCAATGTAGTAGCCGATTGTATTTAGCAGTATTTCTGTAGCGCCCACTTGTGCTGATTTGATAAAGACAACTTCTTCAACACTTGGATCGTTGATGACTTGCATGATCTCACGTTGAAATGGCACACGATCTGTCCGCCACTGTCCTGCTTCGGCAGACGATTCGGAAGATAATTTTCTGTACCTATCTGCCCACTGATCTACTTGCAAGTTTGGCGGTGGTCGCCAAAGATCACTTAGTGCTTTCCAAACTTGATTTAGTTGTTGCATCTTCTGATAGTTCTTCTAAACATTCATATACTTCTGTTTTAATTATGGCTTCTGCTTCAGCATAAGTTTCGGCAGCCTGAGTAAGATGTCCTAACTTCGAGGGTAATGCTAATAGTTTGCTTCTGACATTTGCTACATAATCTGACCATATCGTTTTGATTGTGTCTGTTGATATTAGATCAGCTTCTTTTTCTTGCAGCTCTAGTTCTGCTCTATCCGCTTGTGCTTTGGTTAGCCTAGTTCGTTCTTCATTCAAATCACCTGAGTTTGTGTTCTTACCTTTTGACAAAGTTCTTAAATATCTAATATATCTAACACGACAGTCATCTAAGTCTTGTCCGCCTGACTTACCAGATTTAATTAAGACATTAGCATTGAATAAGTCGTGAATCCTTGTTGATGTAAGGTCAAGGTGATCTGCTACTTCTTTTATTGTTGCCATGTTATTTTGTCAAATATAAACAACAGTTATAGTTCCTGTCGCTACAAAACTTGTATGCATCGCGAATAACC